GACTTGAACCCAGGACCGAACGATTATGAGTCGTTTGCTCTAACCAGCTGAGCTATTACCCCTGGCTTCGTAATCTAATTCTGTTTGCAAAAACCTTAACTCCATCTCAATTGACTCAATAGCTTCATTATTCATAGCTAATTGCATGTCAATGCTGTCAAGATCTTTTTTTATTTGCCCAAGCTGTTCCCAAATATTATTTGTCATAAATTATATTTCTTAATTTAAATAATGCAATTTCCAAGTGATCATGGCCGTTGGCTTGTTCAACTAATTCTTTTTCAATACGTTCACGCTCTTTTAGTTGCCCAGCTCTAAAAGCAGAAGTGACCATTTCCATTTCTTCTGGAGTGCTAGGTTTTGCAAGGGCGACAGCATATTCAAACTGTCCCATATCTTTACTCAATTCATAATCAATATCTGGTAGACTCATATAATAATTTTACAGCAAACTGAACAATAAATCAAGCAGCTAAAAGATTAATTCTGTCTGGTTGAAAGCCAGCCCAGGAACCTTTTTGAGAAATAACTACTGGTGCAGAAGAAAAGCCCATGCCAAGAATCATATCTAATGCATCTTTATCTTGTGTAATATCAACGGTAGTGTATGGAATATTGTTTTTATCCATATATCTTTTAGTCATATCGCATTGTACGCAATTTGGCTTGGTATAAACTGTAGTCATTTTGTCTCCTATTAAGTTGGTGTGTATATTATACCGCTGTATGGTATGAAAAATCAAGTAAATTATTACAGTTTGATAACTTATTTATTCACAAATGTATGAAAATGACATGTGGAATCTATCAGCTTGTGCTAATGGAAAAGGGCTGTTGTGGTCCATTGGTTCATCTTTAGCTGCACTAGCCATGTCCCATATTGTCATGATGTTGCTTGCAGGAGTTAAATGACCCTTCAAGCTGTAATGATCAATGCCTTGGTTTACAATATCATGAACAGAACCACCATAAACATCTGTATGATATTTAGAATTAAAAGGAATTGTTAATGAATATTGACCAGTTCCAAAGTTGCTAACTGTTGTAAAAGCTACATCTATCTGCACCTGGACAAGATTGCCAATCTTAACATAGAATCCATTTGCTGGTGTTCCAGTAAAGGCCAATCCAGTTCCAGACCACACTGGGTCATAGCTATGAATTATTGTTGTAAGCCCCTCAGTGTCTCCAAAAGCGGGGTGTGTAAATCTAGCCATTATGAGCCAGACTCCAAATTAGTAATCATTACAGTTGCCTGCATATTGTCAATAGAAGACACTGCATACATTGCATCTTTACCAGGAAGCTCAAAAGAAATTGAATGGTTTGGAAGAATCCTAAATCCATAACTTGAGCTAGAAACAGAAGAACTACCTAGATAGATATAGCCAGTAGCATTGACATTCTGAACTGTAAGATCGCATCCTGAGTGCGTTCCAGCTGGAGAAAGGCGTGTGGCTGTCACATTGTCAAGGGTAATTAAAGCATGTGTAGTCATAATTATATTTTATCACATTTATGTGTATTAATCAAAACCATTATTTCGGCTACCTGGTCAGCAATAATTTTAGTATAGCACTTATAGCAAGTCCAAGAAACGGGTATCACTTCTTAATTATAGCCCTATTTATATGATAAAATTAACTAATGATATGTCCAATTTGTAATCAACCTAAGCTTGTTTCAATATGGTATGGCAAACCTACAATCACCGAGATTTTTTTAGCTCGTGAAGACAAACTTGTTTTGGGCGGTTTGACAGAAAAAGAATTCACTCATTTTTGTCTTTATTGCCAAGAACCTTGCATAATGTAGCTAAATAATGTAAAATATATTCATGCAAGGCATAAAAGTAATTAATAATTTTTTAACCCAAGAAGAGTGCAATTTCTATATTGGGTATATAAATTCCAACATAGACAAGTTTTTGCAAACTCCAGAAACTAAAAGATTTGCTTTACTTTTTGGAAAAGACTTGGCTCATAAGGAAAAATCAAATTTAGATCTTTCTTCTATAAATGACATAGAGCCATTGGTTAAAAGCATATTTAGTCGTACTGAAAAGCTTATTCAAGAAATCTATAAAAATGAAAACAAATTATATGTCTGTTCTTTTTTTATTGCCAAACAAATTCCTGGCTCTGTCGTAAAGCTACACTATGATTCAGATGGTGGCATAAATACTCATTTTAAATATGGTGGAGTTATATATTTAAATACTATGGAAAATAGTGGGGCATTAGAATTTCCGTATATTCAATACTCATATTTGCCAAAGGCTGGAGACTTTGTTATATTCCCATCTACAGATATAATTTATTCTCATCAAGTAAAACAAATAACAGAAGATAGATATAGTTTACCAATATGGGTAACAGAAGATATTGGTTGGAAAATTAATTAATTAACTTAGACAGCTCAGTTTTTGAAACTATTCCAGATAAAGAGCCAACAATTTTTCCGTTGTACATACTTAGAAAAAATGGAGAAACTGTTGGCGGTTTTGACTGAATAAGCATTTTAATAATTTCAGTATCTTTATCATAATCAAGTCTTGTGTATGAGACATCTGGATTTTCTTCCAAAATTTTTTTGACTATCCCAGACATAGCACGAGAAGCCTCAGACTCAGAATTGCTGATTTCAAATATTTCTTTTTGCCCCATTCTATTATTATAAGATATTTTAATAATTTTTGATACAATAATAGATGATGAAAATGAAGCCAATTGAAATATATGAAGATATTTTTGCATATAAAAATTTTGTAAATGAAGAAGAATGTTTTATCATTATTAATTTTATTAATGATAATGCAGATATGGCTTTTCGGGGCCAAGGTGGAAAAAGACAAACCATTCCACTGGGATCAGTCCCATTTGAAGGGACTATACAAAAAATAGAACAGCAAAAAAAAATTAAACTTAAAAATTTTCCACAACAGGTACAAGATATAACCAATAGCTTTATTAAAAAAATTATTAGAGAAGTACGTGAGGTTTATCAGGATAATGAACCAATGCATGCCTCTAATATATTTTTTGCAAAGCAGTATGGTGGTTGTATAGTAGAAAGACATTTAGATAGTGCTGAGTGGGACACTCATCTTGAATATAGTGCGGTTTTATATTTTAATGAAATTAAAACTGGGGATTTAGTTTTTAATGATAAAAATATTTCATATCATCCACAAAAAGGAGATATGCTATTATTTAAATCAAAGGACCCTGCTGGATCTCATGAAGTCCCAACAATAGATTCTGAAAGATATAGCATGCCAATTTTTATATCCAAAAACTCTGACTGCTATATAGAGTAGGGAACTTATAAAAAAATGAATCTAATATTTAATAGTCTATTTTATAAAAATATTGTATAATTTAGGCATAGTTAAGGAGTTTAACAATGATAAAGTCTATTTATGACATCCCTATGAAAGCATGGGACGGATCTGATAATTTTTTACAGCAATTTAAAGGAAAGGTATCTCTTGTTATTAATGTTACTGGGGATTGTGGAAATGCACCAGAATATGGCGTTATTGAAAAAATTTATAAAAAATATAAAGATAGTGGATTTGAGGTCATTGCCATTCCAACAAATGAATACTGTGGTCCAGGCATAACATATAACGAGTGGGAACCTGGGCTTTCCTGCGCCCTTGATGCAAAGCAGTATGCAGAAGAAAAGTATGATGTGACATATCAATTTTCTGATTTAGTAAAGTCAAAGCCTGGAAAACCAGCAAGCAAAGAGTTTATGGAAAAGGAATATCCTGGCAGAAATGTAGAATTTCCAAAACAGCTTAAAGAAGGCGAAACCCCACACGAGTTGTACAAAGAAGTGACTTCACAAATTGCTGAAATTAATAAAAAATTGCCAAATAATAATTACAATCAGGGGGAGTATATGTTTGGCAATTTTGAAAAATATCTAATTAATAAAGATGGCCATGTTGTAAAATGGTATCACAACGGCACCCTCATGTCTTATGCTAATGAAAAAAACTCTTTTGCTGAGCTGGGTTTTAAAATAGGTACGGTTGAAGAAGAATATAAAGCACTGTGTGAAGATATTGAAAAGTTAATAAGGTCTTAACGATTTATAACTAATCTTCTTTTTATTGGATCAAAAATTTTTGGACGTTTTTTGTTAGCTTTGCCATTTTGTCTGCTGGAATTTCTTTCTCCCTTAGTTTTCTTCATTTGTATATTTGTCCTCTCTATAATCTTTAGCTAACTGTACCCACAGTCCTTTTGTATAAATTGAAGGCGGCATGGACTTATCCCATGGTTCTACAATAATTTCTGAACCATTTTTCCATACAACAAAATTATAGTCGCCTTCACGTGGCTTATTTTTAGCCATACGTTTTTGCCAAAGGGTATGCCATTTGGCATTTTGAACATTAGTTTTAACTTTGTCCATGACTCTCCAATCTAAATATATTATCTCATATAAAAAATATTTGTCAACGCTATTTACTTTTAAGGCACCAGGGTATATAATTATAGTCCAATAAGTTAGGAAACTATGTCTACATTTGTGGTAGCTAAGCGTAATACATTTATTAATCTTATGAGAAATATGGATGCTGAACTGACAATTCCCAAGGGCACAAGAATGTTTCATATCACCTCAGAGCATCAGACTAAATACTTAGAGCCTGATGAGATTTGCATTTATACCCCAGCTATGGGTCTAAACTATGGGTATGTCGGAGATTGGGAAGAAGAACATGTCTAAGATAATGTGTAGATGGTGCAAGGATATACTGGACACCCTCTCAGATCCAGGCTGGTATTCCTGTATGTGTAAAACAATTGACATTGATGTAACAAAAGATTATTATAGAGTCATAGCAAATTTTGAAGACATGGAAATAGTTGAGGTATAGAGTATGAAAAACACTATTAAATATTTATGGAAACAAATTGACTGGAATATTGTACAAGTACTTATGATTGTTGGCCTGGTTCCATCTTGGCTTATAATTGGAGCTATCTTTTTCCCAATGCTAACTTCTTATTACGGGAGATAAAATGGATGAGTTTATGAGATCAATTCTAGGCAGTGCCTGGGCATATTATGTAGCCTTTGGCATCTTGTTTGTTTGGTGGCTAGTCTATAGGGTTACAAAATAATGGAAAACCCAGAAGACAAGGAAGAGCTAGAAGAGATAGAAAACTTCTATGTTAATCTTATTTTTAATGAGGGCAAGGTGCAAGAAAGAAAAAGAATACTATTAGACATAGATAAGCTGGAGCAGAGGTCTCATGCTACAAAGACCCCTATTTATCAAGATACCATGTTTAAGCTAATACGAGAGATAATTCTGCAGGGTGATTGACAGCCCTACCTCAATCCTGTATAATGATAGGAGCTACGAAAGGCAGTCATGGCTACTAGAAATCCTAGACCTACCAGCGTTAAGATAGGACCACAAACCTTTTCCATTGAATACCGTGATACTAACTTAGACGGTATGCTAAGTGATGGATCCCATGGCTATACCCTGGACCAGGGCAATCTTATCGTAATAGCAAATGACCTATCTACAAGTAAACAGAAAATTGTAGTAATGCATGAAGTGCTACATGCTATGCGTATGATATTTGAAAACGGTATGCCAGAAAAAGAGGCAGACTATGAAAGATGGGATCATTATTTTATTGGGGTATATGAGAATGCTCTCGTAATGTTCATGAGAGATAATCCAGACATTATAGAC